ATGGCTGATCTCGGAAATGATCCGGGCGCACTGCCCGGCATGTGGGCGGCGCGGATCGCCGGTGCCACGGCGGGGGCCGGTGTGTCGCTGATCTATCTTCTGCCGAAAAGCCGTCGCGAGGCGGCGAGCCGGTTTCTGACGGGCTTGAGCTGCGGGATGATCTTCGGCGGGCCGACCGGGCTTTGGCTGGTGGAAAGGCTGGGGATCGGCGGGGAGCTTTCAGGAGCGGAAGTGATGCTGACGGGGTCGGCGGCGGCCAGTCTTTGTGCCTGGTGGGTGCTGGGCGCGCTGGCGAGGATCGCCGTCAGATATGGCGGCCGAGGCGGCGGGGCTTAACATCGGTCTTCGCCCGGAGCCCCTCATCCGCCTGCCGGCACCTTCTCCCCGCATGCGGGGAGAAGGAAGTATGACGCGCCGGTTTCCCTCATCTCTGACGCCGTTGGTACGCCGGGCGTTGCCGCGTGTTCCTTCTCCCCGTGACAACGGGGAGAAGGTGCCGGCAGGCGGATGAGGGGCCGGCTCCAATTCAATCGCTAGGAGAATACCCATGCACGCTTATCGCGGGCCGCGTCCGACTGCGCGCAAATTTGCCAATCTGGAACTCGCAGGCATCACCGGCGACGGGGTTTTCTCCGGTTATGCCAGCGTCTTCGGCGAGGTCGATCTCGGCAAGGATACGATCGAGCGCGGCGCCTTCCGCAACTGCCTCGTCGAGCGCGGGGCGATGGGGGTGCGGATGCTCTACCAGCACGATCCTTCCGAGCCGATCGGCGCCTGGAGGACGATCCGGGAGGATGCCCGCGGGCTTTATGTCGAGGGCATGCTGTCGCCGGGCGTCGCCCGCTCCCGCGAGGTGCTGGCGCTGATGAAATCGGGCGCACTCGACGGGCTGTCGATCGGGTTCCGCACGGTCAAGGCCCGCACCGACGCCAAGACCGGCGTGCGAAAAATCCTCGAGGCCGATCTCTGGGAAATCTCCGTGGTGACCTTTCCGATGCTGCCATCGGCGCGGGTCTCCAACGTCAAGCATGCGCGGTTCTTCCGCGACAGGGAAACCGAACTCGTCCGCCAGATGCGGCGGGCGGCGAAGATGATGATGAAATCAACCTTCAAAGGAAAAGCGATATGACGGAACAGGCGAGAACGATGGCAAGCGTGGCGCCCGAGGTGAAGGCCCCCGAAGTCAAGGGAGTGCCGGAAACCGTGACGGCGGCCTTCGACGAATTCATGGAGGCGTTCGAAGCCTTCAAGGAAGTCAACGACCGGCGCCTCGGCGAGATCGAGCAGAAGCTGACCGCCGACGTCGTGACCCGCGACAAGATGGACCGCATCAACCGCGCCGTCGATGACCAGAAGAAAATGCTCGACCAGCTGGTGCTGAAGAAGGCCAGGCCGCAACTCGGCCGCGGCGGTTCGGAGCTTTCGGCCGAGACCGTGGAGCACAAGGCGGCTTTCGACGCCTATGTGCGTCGTGGCGAGGAAAACGGCCTGCGCGAACTGGAGGCCAAGGCGTTTTCGGGCGGGACCGGTGCCGACGGCGGTTATCTCGTGCCGCCGGAAACCGATACGGAAATCGGCCGGCGGATTTCGGCGGTTTCGCCGATGCGGGCGCTCTCGACCGTGCGTACCGTATCCTCCGCCGTGCTGAAGAAGCCGTTCGCGGCGGCCGGGCTTTCGACCGGCTGGGTGGCGGAGACCACGGCGCGGCCGCAGACCAATACGCCGCAGCTCACCGAACTCTCCTTCCCGACCATGGAACTCTACGCCATGCCGGCTGCGACGCAGTCGCTGCTGGACGACTCGGCGGTCGATATCGAGGCCTGGATCGCCGGCGAGGTGGACATCGTGTTTGCCGAGCAGGAGGGCGACGCCTTCATCCGCGGCGACGGCACCAACAAGCCGAAAGGATTTCTGTCCTATCCGACGGTGGCGGAAGGCTCCTGGAGCTGGGGCAATATCGGCCATATCGCCACCGGCGTTGCGGGCGGCTGGAAATCGACCGGCCCTTCGGACACGCTGATCGAGGTCATCTATGCGCTGAAGGCCGGCCATCGCCAGAACGGCACGTTCATGATGAATCGCAAGGCGCAGGGCGACATCCGCAAGTTCAAGGACGGCGACGGCAACTATCTCTGGCACCCGCCGGTATCGGCCGGCCAGCCGGCCTCGCTGATGGGCTTCCCGATCGCCGAAGCCGAAGAGATGCCCGACGTGGCGGAGAACTCGCTCTCGATCGCGTTCGGCGATTTCCGCTCCGGTTATCTCGTCGTCGACCGCGCGGGCGTGCGCATCCTGCGCGATCCCTATTCGGCAAAGCCCTATGTGCTCTTCTACACCACCAAGCGCGTCGGCGGCGGCGTGCAGAATTTCGAGGCGATCAAGGTGGTGAAGTTTGCGGCGGCATAATTCGGCCTCCGTCATCCTCGGGCTTGACCCGAGGATCCATCCCTCCGGATTGCGCGCCACTTTGATGTCCACGGGCTTGGCCTGGATCCTCGGGTCACCCTCGGGTTTAACCCGAGGGCGAGGATGACGACGCGTGAGGCGGGGGAAACTCAGCTTACCTGAGGACAAAGATGACCTACGCCCAAACCACTCCGCCTTCCGCGGAGCCGCTGACGCTTGCCGAGGTGAAGGCGCATCTGCGCCTCGATGGAAGCGACGAGGATGCGTTGCTGGTATCGCTGATCAGCACCGCCCGCGAACACCTGGAGCGGGAGACGGGGCTTTGCCTGATCTCCCAAGCCTGGCGGTTCTATCTTGACCGCTGGCCGGCGGACGGGGTGATCCGGATATCGAGATCGCCGGTGCAGGCGGTTGAGAACGTGACCGTTTATGACGCTGACGGGACGGGGCTTGAAGTTCCACTGGAAGATCATCTGCTCGACGGCAAGGGCCGGCCGGCGCGGCTGTGGCTGAGGCACCCACCGGCGCCGGGCAGGTCGGTGAACGGCATCGAGATCGACTTTTCGGCCGGTTTCGGCGAGGCGGGCACCGATGTGCCGGACACGCTGAAACGGGCGATGTCGATCCATATCGGCCACATGTTCGCCTTCCGCGGCGTCGTTTCGCCGGAGAACCAGCCGGCCGGCATCCCCGACGGCTACGAGCGGCTGATCGCGCCCTTCCGGATGCGGAGGCTCTGATGGTCCTGTTCTTCGATCCCGGGCTGATGACCGCAAGGCTCGACCTCGAGGCGCCGCAGGCGGTGCCGGACGAGCAGGGCGGCGCGACGGTGGTCTGGGAGGTGACGCTCTCGCTGTGGGCACGCATCGAGCCGGTCTCGTTCGTGGTAGCGGAACAGGCGGCCGCGGAGGCCGGCACCATCAGCCACCGCATCTGGGTACGGTTCCGCGACGGCATTTCAGCCGGCCAGCGGTTTCGCAAGGGCACGCGGATCTTCCGGGTGAAGCTGGTGCACGATCCGGACGAGACGCGGCGTTATCTCGTCTGCCAATGCGAGGAGGAAACCCGATGACGTCGGGAAACGCGCTTCTGCAGGCGATCCATCAGACGCTTGCCAATGATGCGGCGCTGACCGCGATCGTCGGTGCCGACGGCATCCGCGACCGGCTTCTGCCGCGGGCAAAGCTGCCCTGCGTGGTGTTCGGCGAGATGGAGACACGGGATTTCTCGACCGCCAGCGAGGCCGGCGAGGAACATCTTCTGGTGCTGGAAGTCTGGTCGGATGGCGAGGGACGGCGGCAGGCACAGGAGATCGCCGGCTTGGTGCACGGCCTGCTGCATGATGCGGCATTGGCTCTCGACGGTGCGGTGCTGGTGAACCTGCTGCAGGTGGGCACAAGGACGCGGCGGGAGCCGAAGACGAAGTTCTATCTGGCGGAGATGCGGTTCCGGGCGGTGACGGAATAGGCTTGCGTAAATTACACATTTTGCGTATTTTAAGTGGAGCCAAGGAGCAGCTTCATGACTGAACCCCTCCGCGTTGCGGCGACGGAATTCGCGCGCAATTTTGCAAGATATCAGGACGAGGCGATCAGCGCCAAGGTGATCAGTGTCACCAGTCACGGGCGCGTAGTAGGCGCTTATCTCTCCGCCAGCGAGCTTGCCCATTACGAAACGCTGAAGCGCAAGGAACGGGAGATCCTGACTGTCGGTGAACTGGACGAGGAGACGCTCTCTGCTATCCGTGACGCCGAATACGGCTCGATTACCAAGTGAGCTTTCCGGAGGCCAAGCCGGGTCTCGTCATCCGTTACGCGTTCCTCTGGAGCAGCGAGGAAGATCGCGGCTCAGTGGAGGCGGGCAAGGATCGTCCCTGCGCCATCGTTGTCGCCGCCTATAACCAGGCAGGCGCGATCCAGACGATCGTGGCGCCGGTGACGCATTCGCGGCCTCATGGCGACAATCCGAAGTCCTCGCTCGAAATACCTGCTGCGATCTGCAGAAGCCTCGGCTTCGACGACGGCCGTCATTGGCTGCGGCTGGATGAACTCAACCGGTTCCTGTGGCCCGGCTACGATCTGAGACCGCGTCCCGACGATGCGAGCCGTTGGGACTACGGCATGCTGCCGAAGGAATTCTTCGAGCTGATGCGCGGCCGCATCATCGACCTGGATCGCGAGCGGAAGAACAGGATCATGAAGCGGGACTAGGTTCCGCCGTCCGCGCATTCGCCCGCCGCACCAGTCCCACCAGCATCAGCACCAATACCAGCGAGATTGCCGAGAGCACGGCGCCGGTCACAAGCGCTGCCGTGACGCCGGCGCGGTCGAGGATGGCGGTGAAGACGACCGGGGCGGCGGCAGTGGCAAGGTTCTGCGGCAGCGACAGGCGGGCCGATTGCAGGCCGAATTCGCCGGGCGAGAAGAGCGACAGCGGCAGGAGCGCACGGGCGACTGCGAGCACGCCGGTGCCGAAGCCATAGAGCAGCATGAAGACCACCAGGACCGGGGCAGAGGACGTGACGGTCGCGGCGAGCAGGAAGCTGAACAGGATCAGGCCGGTGCCGACGAGCGAAGTGAGCAGCGCATTGCCGCGCCTGCCGAGAGCCATGTCGACGAAGCGGGCGGAAACGCCGATCACGCCACGCGCCGAGCCGAGCTGCAGCGCAAGCGCCGGCGAGGCGCCGGCCTGTTGCAGCAGGGCCAGCAGCGAGGGCGACAGGCCGAAGCTGATGAACGAGCTGATCGCGGTGGCAGCGGCCACCAGGAAGAAGGCACGACGGCGTTCCGGCGGGGTGAAATCGACCGGGGCCGTATCCGTGGCTTGGGTTTGCCCGTTGCGGTCGATCGGTTTGGGAAGACCGAACAGATAGAGCGGCAGGCAGATGAAGAGCTGCAGCATGGCTGAGAATACGAACGTCATCCGCCAGCCGACGAGATCGTTCATCAGCGTCAGGGCCGGCCAGAAAATGGTCGCCGAAAGCCCGGTGAACAGCATCAGGATGGCAATGACGCGCTTGCCGTCCAGGCCCTCGCGCTCGACGACCGCCGTATAGGCCGGCGCCGACAGGCCGAGCGCGCCGCCGATGCCGATTACGATCCAGGCGAGACCGTAGACCAGGATTTCGTGGGCGCTCGCCAGCAGCAGCAGGCCGATCGCGAAGATGACGGACGCGCAGGCCATGACTTTTGCGGCGCCATGGCGGCCGAGCAGCCGGCCGGTCGCGGGACCGGCGAGCGCACTGACCAGCATCATGATCGACAGGCCGAAGAACACGACCTCGTTCGGGAGGTCGAGTTCCGGCGCGACGATGCGGCCCATGACCCCGAGCATGTCGGAGGTCGTGCCCCAGGAGATGATCTGGGTGACGGCGAGCACGGCGATCGTCTGCGCCGAGCGCAGGGGGAGAGTTTTGGGCATGGCGGCGGGAGGCATTCGCGAAAGGGATGGTTGAGCGCCCGATGCTCTAGCACCGCATTTTACGGCGCGGAAGCGACAAACGGACAACAGCGGAAAGGACTTCCACATGGTGGCGCAGAAGGGCAAGGATCTGCTCTTGAAGATCGACAATGACGGCGCGTTCCTGACGGTGGCGGGGTTGCGCTCGAAGCGGCTGGCCTTCAATGCCGAGACCGTCGACATCACCGATGCCGAAAGCGCCGGACGCTGGCGCGAGCTGCTGGGCGGCGCCGGCGTGCAGCGCGCTTCTCTGACCGGCGCCGGTATTTTCAAGGACCAGGAAAGCGATGCGCTGGTGCGGGCCGCGTTTTTTGCCGGCAGCATTCTGGCCTGGCAGATCCTGATCCCGGCCTTCGGCACGGTGACCGGACCGTTCCAGGTGACGGCGCTCGAATATTCCGGCGAGCACAATGGCGAGATCCGCTTTGAACTGGCACTGGAATCGGCCGGCAGCCTGACCTTCGGAGTGCTGTGATGGCGGGCGGACACGCGAACCGCAGGCGCGGCGAGGTGGAGGCGGTGATCGACGGCGAGCGCCGCATCCTCTGCCTGACGCTCGGCGCATTGGCGGAGCTGGAAACTGCGTTTGCGGCCGGCGACCTCAACGGGTTGGCGGACCGGTTTTCCTCCGGGCGGCTGAAGGCGGCGGACATGATCCGGCTGATCGGTGCCGGCCTGAGGGGCGGCGGCAATCTGCTCTCCGACGACGAGGTGGCGGCGATGAGTATCGAGGGCGGAATTTTAGGCTACGCGCGGATTGTCGGCGATCTGCTGGCGGCGACGTTTGGGGCGCCGGGCGGGGAGGCCGCGGCAAACCCTTGAGTGCCGCAGCGGGAATCGGAGCGATCGCAGCAGGAATTCCCGACACTGCGATTGAAGAGGCGAGGCGACCGTTTCCGTGGGATGCGGTGATGCATGCCGGACTCTGCCTGCTGCGGCTTCCGCCGAGGGACTTCTGGGCGCTGACGCCGGTCGAGTTTTTCGCCATGTCCGGCGGACTGAGGGGACGTGGCGCGGGTCTGGAGAGGGCGGGGTTGGACGCGCTCATGCGGGCGTTTCCGGATGAGTGAGTTAGGGCCGCGGCGACGAAACGGGAGTCCATCATGGAAGACGACAATAGTTTGGCCGGCACCCTGTCCGGTGCGGAGGCGCTGACCGGCGTGATGGCGGATCTCGAAGTGCGTTCGCAGCGCTTCGGCGCGGCGCTGACCGGGGCGCTCAGGTCCGCGACGACAGGCGGGCGCGGGCTCGAGGACGTACTCAAAGGGCTCGGCAACCGGCTTTCGGACATCGCGCTGGCCGCTGGCCTGAGGCCGCTCGAAAACATGCTGGGCAATGCGATCGGCGGGCTTGTCGGGTCGGTGACGCCGTTTGCCGACGGCGGTGTCGTGCGCTCCCCGGGCTTCTTTCCGATGGGCGGCGACATGGGCCTGATGGGCGAGGCGGGGGCGGAAGCGATCCTGCCGCTCAGGCGCGGGCCGGACGGCGCACTCGGCGTTGCGGCGGGCGGCGGGGCCACGCCGCAGATCGTCTTCAACGTGACGACGAGCGACGCCGCGAGCTTTCGGAAAAGCGAAGGGCAGATTTCCGCCATGCTGGCGCGCGGTGTTTCGCGCGGACGGCGCGGCCTGTGACGATGATGTTGCGAGGATGAGAGATGAGCGGCTTTCACGAGGTTCGGTTCCCGTTGCGCCTGGCGCTCGGGGCGACCGGCGGGCCGGTGCGGCGCACCGATATCGTCAATCTTTCCAACGGGCGCGAGCAGCGTAACCAGCGCTGGCGGGATTCAAGGCGCAGCTATGATGCCGGTTCGGGAGTGAAGTCGTTCACCGATCTTTATGCGGTGCTGGAATTTTTCGAGGCGCGGGGCGGGCAGCTTTACGGCTTTCGGTTCCGCGATCCGGTCGACTGGAAGTCCTGTGCTCCGGGCGAGGCGGTATCGGCGACCGATCAGGCGATCGGCACGGGCGACGGGGAGACTGCAGCGTTCCAGCTCGTCAAAATCTACGCGGATGGCGCGGGGAGCTGGGTCCGGCGGATCGTCAAGCCGGTTGCAGGAACGGTCGCGTTGTCGGTGGACGGCATTGCGCAAGCGCCGGAGGCTTTTTCCGGTGATGCGGCGACGGGGATCGTCACCTTTGCCGCCGGCCATGTTCCGGCGATCGGCGCGGTGGTGCGGGCGGGTTACGAATTCGACGTGCCGGTGCGGTTCGACACGGACCGGATCGACGTCAATCTCGCGCATTTCGATGCGGGGCGCATCCCGACCATTCCGCTGACGGAGGTTTTGGCATGAGAACGATACCGGCTGATCTGGCCGAACATCTGGCGCAGGAGGCAACGACCACCTGCCACGCATGGCGGGTGACGCGGCGGGACGGGGCGGTGCTGGGATTTACCGAACACGACCATGACCTGACATTCGGCGGCACGACCTTCCTGGCGGCGAGCGGGTTTTCGGCAAGCCAGGCAGAAGCGGCAACGGGGCTTTCGGCGGGTGCCGACGAGGTGGCCGGTGGGTTTTCGAATGCGGCGATCCGCGAGCAGGATTTGGCAACCGGCAGGTATGACGGTGCGCGGGTGGAACTGTTTCTCGTCAACTGGGCGGCGGCGGATCAGCATGTTCTCTTGAACGTACGGGAGATCGGCGAGGTTTCCCGCGCCGGCGGGCAGTTTCGCGCTGAGCTGCGCAGCCTGGCGCATCGGCTGAGCCAGCCGCAGGGGCGCGTCTATAACCGGCGCTGTGACGCGAGCCTCGGGGATGCACGCTGTGGCGTAGACCTTGATCTGTGGCGGGGCGAGGGGGCGGTGATCGCGGTGAAGGATGCCAGCCGGATTGTCGTCTCGGGCCTCGGCGGTTTCGCGAGCGATTTCTTTCGGCAGGGCGTGCTGACGTTCGCAGGTGGCGTGGCGGTCGATGTCGACGCGCACGAAAAGAGCGCGGACGGTTCGGTGGAACTGACTTTCTGGTTGCCGCTGGAGGAGCCGGTTGCGGCGGGCCACACGTTCACGGTGGCCGCGGGTTGCGACAAGTCCTTTGCGACCTGCAAGAGGCGCTTTGCGAACCATCTGAATTTCCGTGGCTTTCCGCATGTGCCCGGTGCCGATTTTGCCTATTCCTATGCCGACGGGGAGCGGGTCCACGACGGCGGCCCGATCTTCCAATGAGCGGGCAAAGCGAGCGGGTCGTGGCACTGGCCGAGCGATGGATGGGCACGCCCTACCGGCATCAGGGGGCAACGAGGGGCGTCGGCTGCGATTGCATCGGGCTTATCCGCGGGATCTGGCGCGAGCTTTACGGCGAAGAGCCGGAGACGGTGCCGGCCTATGCGCCCGACTGGGCGGAGCGGAGCGGCGAAGACCGGCTCGCGGACGCGGCCGCGCGGCTCTTCGGGCCGGCCTTGCCGCTGGCTGAGGCGGAGCAGGGAGATGTCCTGCTGTTCCGCTGGCGGCCGGACTGTCCGGCGAAACATGCCGGGGTGCTGGCCGGGCCGCGGCATTTCATCCACGCCTATGAGCAATCGGCGGTGACGCGTTCGGCTCTGGTACCATCGTGGCGGCGGCGGGTTGCGGGCGTGTACCGGTTTCCAACCCGCTGATCATTCACAACCCTCTACTCCCCCTTGTAGAAAAATCAACCAAAAGATGCGTTCGCGCGTGGTCGGTTGCATTTTTGACGGCATGGTCTATATTGGTGGAGTGATGAGCGAGGCGGTAACCTCGCCCATCGTTTTACTATCTAGCGAATATGACCCGGACGGCTATAGACCAGCCCGTCCGGGTTTTCTTCACCATCAGCGTGACGCTAAAAGGCCGTGGCCTCATAACATCCCCTCCGTGATTGAGAACTAAGGCATCTGCCCACGTCGGCGGAGCCCATCTTCGCCGACACGCCTGCTGGTGCGGCGTATTCTGCTTTTAATCCTCAACCGACTTTAATCTAACATGCAATCATGGAGAGCGAAAAGTAGCTGTTTCGCGTGGTTGCAGTGTGTGAGGTTGTACTATGGCCACTATCCTTTTCCAGGCGGCGGGTGCGGCGCTCGGCAGTGTGTTCGGTCCGGTCGGCGCGATCATCGGGCGGGCGGCGGGGGCGCTGGCCGGCAGCATGGTCGATCGGGCGCTGATCGGCGGCGGCGGCGGCGGCACGACCATCTCCGGGCCTCGTCTTGCGACTGCACGCATCCCGGGTGCTGACGAGGGTACGGCGATCAACCGAATCTACGGGACGGCGCGGATCGGCGGCACGCTGATCTGGGCGACGCGTTTCGAGGAGGAGGTGACGCGCGAGCGCTCCGGCGGCAAGGCGACCAGCGGACCGCGGGTGGAGACGTTCCGCTATTTCGCAAACCTCGCGGTCGGGCTCTGCGAGGGGCCGATCGCGGGCGTGCGGCGGGTCTGGGCCGATGGACGTGCGCTCGACCTGACGGCGATCGAAATGCGGGTCTATCGTGGCGACGGGGAGCAGTTGCCCGATCCGCTGATCGAGGCGAAGCAGGGCGAAGGCAATGCGCCGGCTTATCGCGGGATGGCCTATGTCGTGTTCGAACGGCTGCCGCTCGACAGTTTCGGCAATCGCATCCCGCTCCTGCAGTTCGAGGTGCTGCGGCCGGTGGGCAGGCTCGAACATCAGATACGCGCCGTGACGCTCATTCCGGGCGCGACCGAACATGGTTATGCGACTGTGCCGGTGACGGAGAAGACCGGCGAGGGCAGCGCGCGCATTCTCAATCGCCACACGCTGGCATCAGGAACCGACTGGCAGGCGTCGCTCGACGAGTTGCAGGCGCTCTGCCCGAACCTCGAACGGGTGGCGCTGGTGGTCTCCTGGTTCGGCACGGACCTCAGGGCAGGGCATTGCCGGATCGTGCCCGGCGTCGAGGTGCCCGAGCGGTGGGAGGAGAGCGCAGAGTGGTCCGTGGCCGGGATGTCACGCGGCGGTGCGCATCTGGTAAGCCAGCTCAGCGGGCCGGCTTTTGGCGGCACGCCCAGCGATGCGAGCGTGGCGCAGGCGATTGCCGATCTCAAGGCGCGTGGGCTGAAGGTCTATCTCTATCCGTTCGTGATGATGGATATTCCGCCCGGCAATGGCCGGCCGGACCCCTATGGCGGCGCGGAGCAGGCGGCCTTTCCCTGGCGCGGGCGGATCACCTGTTTCCCGCTGTCGGCGGATAAGACTGCGGATGCGCGGGCGCAGGTGCAGGCTTTCAGCGCTGGTTCCGAAGGGTACCGGCGCATGGTGCTGCATTATGCCGGCCTGGCGGCAGCCACGGGCGGTGTCGATGGCTTCATTCTCGGCTCGGAGCTGCGCGGGCTGACGCAATTGCGCGACGAGACGGGGACCTTTCCTTTCGTGCAGGAACTGGTTCGGCTTGCTGCGAATGTGCGGGCGATCGTCGGGCCGGGGACGAAGCTCACCTACGGCGCCGACTGGAGCGAATATTTCGGTTATCACCCGCAGGACGGTTCGGGCGAGGTGCGTTTCCATCTCGATCCGCTCTGGGCTTCGGCGGATATCGATGCGGTTGGCATCGATAACTACATGCCGCTCGCCGATTGGCGCGACGAGGATCTTGTCGCGGACAATCCGGATGGTTTTCGTCTTGCGGATGACGGCCAGGCGATGGCGGCGCAGATCGCCGCCGGGGAGGGTTTCGACTGGTATTATGCGAGCGATGCGGACCGGCGAAACCGGCTGCGATCACCAATTTCGGACGGGCTGGCGGGCAAGCCGTGGGTATTTCGTTACAAGGATCTCTTGGGATGGTGGTCGAATGACCATCATGACCGTGCGGGCGGGGCCGAGAATATAATACCCACGGACTGGGTGCCCGGTATGAAGCCGATCTGGTTTACCGAACTCGGGTGCCCGGCGGTCGACAAGGGCGCCAATCAGCCGAACGTCTTTACCGACCCGAAATCGGCTGAAAGCGCTCTGCCGTATTTTTCGAGCGGCGGGCGGTCGGACAGCATGCAGCGGCGGTTCCTGGAGGCGCATCATGGCTGGTGGCAGGGCGACGCGCTGCCGGCCGGCATGGTCGACCGGGATCACGTCTTCGTCTGGACCTGGGATGCCCGGCCTGTTCCGGCCTTTCCCGGCGATCTTTCGGCCTGGAGCGATGGCGGCAACTGGCGCACGGGCCATTGGCTCAATGGTCGGCTGGGAGGAACTACGCTTGCCGATGCCATCGCCGCGATCCTGACGGAACATGGTTTTGAAGATTTCGACGTTTCGGCGGTGAGCGGCGACCTGACTGGCTACGTACAGGGCGAGGTGACCTCCGCGAGGGCGCTTCTGGAGCCGCTACTCGAGGTCTTTCAGGTGGATGTCGCCGAAGACGGCGGCAGACTGCGCTTCCGGTCGCGGTTGACGGCAAGCCTGGCGGCGAAGGAGATCGCCGTCATTGCCGATATCGAGGATGAGCCGCTGTGGTCGGAAAACCGGGGGCATGACAGCGATTTTGCGGCTGAGGCGGTGCTGACCTCCTACAATCCGAGCCTGGACTACGAACAGGCGGGTGTGCGATCGCGGCGGGCGCGAGCGGAAAGCCAGCGCATCCTGAGCTACGACCTGCCGGCCGTGCTGCCGGAGGAGACGTCGCTCGGTGCGGTCGAGACGCTGCTGCGCACGCACAGGGTCGCGAGGCGGTCGCTGAGTTTCGCGCTTTCGCCAGCCGATATTGCCGTCGAGCCCGGCGATGCGGTGCGGCTGGCTCTGTCGGATGCCGCTCGGCCGGAGGGGACGTTCATCGTCGAACGGGTCGAAGAAGGCACGGCGCGGCGGATCGAGGCGCGGCACCACGCGCCGCTGGCGCCGTTGAACTATGCTGTCGGCGAGGGGCACAGAAATGGCGGTAGCGCCGTCTCCGACGGATTTGCGCCTGTACTGCACTTTCTTGATCTGCCGCGGTTTACGCCGGGCGAGTCAGCGAGCTTCGCCCGCGTTGCGGGCTTCTGCCGGCCGTGGCGGCGGATGGCGCTATCCTCCTCCGTGACGACGGAAGGGTATCGCACGCGCTCGGCGCTCGACCGGCCGGCAAGGGTGGGTGTTCTGGCGACGCCGCTTTCGGGCGGCGTGATCGGGCGTTTCGATCGCGGTGTGGTCATGGAGATTGAACTGTTTTTCGGCGGCCTGTCGTCGGCGGACGAGCAGGCGGTGCTGAATGGCGAAAACCGTATTGCGGTGAAAGCGCAGAACGGCGCCTGGGAAGTGCTCGGCTTTGCTGCAGCCGAAGAGATCAGCCCGAATCGCTGGGCGCTGTCGAACCTGTTGCGCGGGCTGGCGGGGAGCGGGGATGCCATGTGGGCGGGCGCCACGGCGAGTGCAGCCGTCGTCGTGCTCGACGAAGCCGTTGTGCCGCTGGGACTGTCGGCGGAGGAGCGTGGCCTGGCCATGAACTGGCTGGCGGAAAGCCTGGGGCAGGCGGGCGGACGTTCCGGCCCGCATGGATTTGCGGGGGGCATGCGCGCCGAGACGCCGCTTTCGCCGGTCCATATCCGCGGGGAGCGGCCGGTCGGCGGCGATGCCCGCCTGACCTGGGTGAGGCGTGGCAGGGTCGAGGCGGACAATTGGGACGGGATCGAAATTCCGCTGGACGAGCCGGAGGAGCGCTACCGGCTCGAGGTGCTGGACGGCCCCATCGTCAGGCGCATGGTCGAGGTGACGGAACCCGCCTTCATCTATCCGGCGGCCGACGAGCTTGCCGATTTCGGCGGTATCCAATCGAGCCTTTCGCTGCGGGTCCGGCAGATGGGTCGGGCGGTCCCGCTCGGGGTCCCGGCCGAGGCGGCCGTTGTATTCTAGGTTGAAACAAGGAGATGAACATGGATGGCATGAAGGTGTGGTATCAGTCGAAAACGGTGTGGGGCGGGTTGATTGCGGTCGCCGCCGCGCTTCTGCAAATCACGGGAATTCAGCTCGGAGCAGATGTCCAGGCAGACCTCGCAGAGCTTGCGGTGACGCTGGCGGGAGCTGCCGGCGGGTTTTTCGCGATCTACGGTCGTATCGCGGCCCAGACCGGAATCAGGGGAAAATAGCCCCATGAAGGAAAGCACTACGGACCATTCATTTGCCATTCAGCCGCCTTTGGCTACATAATCCATCACATGCTTTGGACATGAATCCTGTTTGTCTTGTGAGTGGAAATTGTACCCATGGCGCGACTGCCAATCATCGCGATACTGACCGCCGGCCTTGCCGGTTTCGCCGGCTTTTTGCCGGAAAAGGTCGATGCGCGTGATTACCTCGTCCTCGTCGCAGGCGATTGCGGCTCGGCGGCGTCTCGCGTGGTGCGGGAAACCGGCGGCCAGCTTCTTTCCGCTCAGCCCTCCTCCGATGGCCAGACCTGTGTCGTGACGGTGCTCGTCCAAGGCGATGGCAATCAAAGACCGCGCAAGGTGACCGTCAGGGTTCCGATGTAA